GAAAATTAAAAATACAGTTTATGTAGACCCCATACAATCTAAAGGTGGACTAAAAATGTTTAAGAGACCAGAGAAAGGTCGTCTATATGTTTGTACAGTTGATGTCGCCAGAGGTACAAATAAAGATTACTCTGCGTTTATAATATTTGATGTCACAAAAGACGATAGTAAAAAGATACCTTATGAAATTGTGGCAACTTACAAAAACAATGAAGTTAAACCATTTGTGTTTCCTAACATAGTTGCTCAAACTTGTAAGGCGTATAATGAGGCACACATACTTGTAGAAGTAAACGATTTAGGTCAAGCGATTTCTGAAGCGATGCATTATGAGATAGAGTACCCTAATATATTGATGACAACTCAAAAAGGTAGAGCGGGTCAAATACTAGGGGCGATGTTTTCAGGTAGAGGTACGTCATTAGGGGTAAGAATGACAAAACAAATAAAAAAGGTAGGCTGTGCGAATTTTAAGACGCTTATGGAGGGTGATAAACTATTAATTAACGATTTTAGTATAATTGAAGAAATGTCAACTTTTTCTCGTAAAGGTAATAGTTGGCAAGCAGAAGAGGGTACAAATGATGATTTAGTTATGTGTCTAGTTATATTTGGGTGGTTATCAAATCAACCCTACTTCAAAGAGTTATCTGACTCAAATATACGAAGTCAGATGTATATGGAACAAGAAAAACTAATTGAACAAGATATGGCACCCTTTGGGTTTGTAGATGATGGTATTAACAGCGATCCTTTACACGAAGAAACGATAGATGAATATGGTACAAGATGGATACCTGTCGTTAGAAAGGGTCAATAATCGTAGTTTTTGATTATTATAAATATCTACAATGATAAAAAGTTTGACTATGGGCGTAAGAAAACTTACGAATTTTGAAAAACATAAACAATTAGCTAATTAAAGAGGAGAATTAACCTATGGCATTTCAAGTATCACCTGGTGTTCTCGTACAAGAAAGAGACTTAACAAATATAATTCCAGCAGTATCAACTAGTATTGGTGCAGTTGCGGGTTCATTTGCCAAAGGTCCTGTTGATGAAATCGTTGCGATTTCTAGTGAACAAGAATTAGTAGATACGTTTGGAAAACCTGACTCAAGTACGTTTGAGTATTTTTTCACAGCGGCTAACTTCTTACAATATAGTAATGCTTTAAGAGTAGTACGAGCTACCAATACTTCTTTATCCAATGCGAACAGCGCAGGCTCAACTGTGTTGGTAAAGAATACTGACGATTACCAAAATAATTACTCTACTGGTCAAGGCGTTGTTGGAACATTTGCTGCTAGAACTGCAGGTACACACGGAAACAATTTGTTAGTATCAACTTGTCCAAGTGCAACTGCATACGAAAGCACAACTTCAACATCACAGCAAGTTAACCAAGCCGATCTGGCTGTTGGTGACACAACTGTAACAATGGATTCTGACGCTACTTCTTACTTAAATGTAGGAGATATTATTCAGTTTTCAACTACAGCTGCTGGTACAGACTTTGACGATGGAGATTTTTATAGACTAACTGCTGTTGCTGCAACATCTATTACACTCGTTCAACACCCTAGAGGTTCTGGAGGATTAAAAAGAGCTGTTGCTGATGATAGTAGAATAAAAAGAAGATGGAGATATTACGACTCTGTTGACAGAGCTCCTGGAACTTCAGCGTATGTATCTGATAGATCAGGTTCAGGCGATGAAATCCACGTAGTTGTAGTTGACGAGGACGGCGGCATTTCAGGTACACCTGGAAGAGTATTAGAAGCTTTTTCAAGTATGTCTAAAGCGGCTGACGCAAAAACTCCACAAGGAGATAATAACTACTATCCAGAAGTAATCTACAATAAATCGCAACATATTTATTGGATGGATCACAATACATCTGGAACTAATTGGGGTAGTAACGCAAGTGGAGTAACTTTCACAAGTGTAACAACACCTACATTAGAATCTTTATCTGGTGGTTCAAATGGATCAACAATTACTGACGCACAACTAAAAACTGCTTACGAAAAATTCCAAGACAGTGAAACAGTTGACGTTGGTTTAATTATGGCTGGTCCATCAGGAAGCGCAACTCACGTTGATAACTTAATTACAATTGCTGAAGAAAGAAAAGACGCAATTGTATTTGCTTCACCACAAAGAGCAGATGTAGTTAATATAACTAACTCAAACACACAGATGCAAAACGTCAAAGATTTCTTTGATAGTATAAGATCATCTTCATACGCTGTTTTTGATAGTGGATACAAATACGCATACGACAGATACAATGACGTATATAGATTTGTACCATTAAACGGAGACATTGCGGGACTTGCTGCTAGAACGGACACAGTTGCTGATCCTTTCTTCTCACCAGCAGGTTTTAACAGAGGTATTATTAGAGGCGCAGTTAAGTTGGCGTTTAATCCTACTAAAGCACAAAGAGATATACTATATCCAGCGAGAGTTAACCCAGTTTCAACTTTCCCAGGACAAGGTACTATCTTATTTGGTGACAAAACAGGATTATCTACACCAAGCGCATTTGATAGAATCAATGTAAGAAGATTGTTCATATTACTAGAAAAAGCAATCTCTACTGCTTCTAAATTTCAATTGTTTGAATTTAATGACGAGTTTACTAGAGCGAACTTTAGAAATATCGTTGAACCATTCTTACGAGAAATACAAGGCAGAAGAGGTATCACTGACTTTTTAGTAGTGTGTGATGAAACTAACAACACAGGCGAAGTAATTGATAGAAATGAATTTGTTGCTGAGATATTCATTAAACCAGCAAGAAGTATCAACTTTATCACATTATCTTTTGTCGCAACCCGAACTGGCGTCTCTTTTGACGAAGTTGCAGGTTAATAGTAGAGGAGAATAGAAAATGGCAAACATTTCAGACTTTAAAGCTAAACTTGCAGGCGGTGGCGCAAGAGCCAATCAGTTTAAGGTTACAATGCCTTTTCCTGGTTATGCAAGTGTTGGTGGTGAGATAGAAGAACTGGCTTTCTTATGTAGAGCTACTTCAATTCCTTCAATGGAAATTGCGAACATTAATGTTCCATTTAGAGGTAGAGCGATTAAGATTGCTGGTGACAGAACGATCCCAAGTTGGTCAGTCACTGTTTATAACGATACAAATTTCAAATTAAGAGATGCATTTGAAAGATGGCAAAACGGTATAAACAATATGAGTGATAACGAAGGACTAACAAATCCAGTTGACTATCAAGTGGATGCGTTCCTAGATCACCTAGACAGAAACGGTAATACTATCAAGTCATACACTTTAAGAGGTGTATATCCAACAGGAATTGCTGGTATCCCACTAGACTACGAAGAAGCTGGTGCGATTGAGCAATTTGAGGTGACTTTAGAGTACCAATTCTTTGATGCAAGAACAACGACTTAATATTTAAACTAGAGGGGCTTCGGCCCCTCTTTTAAAACACATATAAGTATTAGGTAAGGAGATAAATTATGGCAGAATTGTTCGGGTTTAGTATTACACGACTCAAAAAACAAGCAGATCCAAAACAAAGTTTTACGACAGCTCAAGCCGATGACGGTACACAAACGGTTGCGGCAGGAGGTCACTTTGGTTCTTATTTGGATATGGAAGGTACTGCGAAGACAGAACAAGACCTGATTCGTAGATATAGAGAAATAGCAATACACCCAGAATGTGATATGGCAATAGAAGATATTGTCAATGAAGCGATTGTCGCTAATGAATTGAAAGACGCAGTAAGAGTACAGTTTAATAACTTACCTTACGGAAGAGAAATACAAAGAAAAATAGAAGACGAATTTATTGAAGTTTTAAGATTAATGAACTTCGGTACAAAAGGCCACGACATATTTAGAAGATGGTATGTTGATGGTAGAATATTCTATCAAAAGATTATTGATAGAGAAAATCCTAAAAAGGGTATTGTAGAACTTAAATATATTGACCCTAGAAAGATTAAAAAGATTAGAGAAGTTAGAAAGAAAAGACCTGACGTTCCTAGTCCATCATCTTTAAATAGTCTCGCAGTTGTTGATGAATATGTTGAATACTTTTTATACAACGAAAGAGGCGTATCAGGTACAACTGGTACAGCGGGTATTAAGATAGCGCCAGATACTATCGCATTTTGTGCGTCAGGTATCATAGATCAAAATAAAAATATGGTATTATCTTATTTACATAAAGCGATCAAACCTGTTAATCAATTAAGAATGATTGAAGACGCAGTGGTAATTTATAGAATTGCTAGAGCGCCTGAAAGACGTATCTTTAAAATTGACGTAGGTAATCTACCTAAACAAAAGGCAGAACAATATCTACGAGACGTTATGGCAAGATATAGAAACAAACTTGTATATGACGCAAGTACAGGTGA